TACTAAGGCTATAATATGAAAACAATTGTATTAGGACCCCCAGGAACAGGAAAGACTGAAACCTTATTAAGAGAAGTAGAAAAATATTTAAAGACAACCGACCCCAATCGAATAGGTTATTTTTCTTTTACCCAAAAAGCTGCAAACGAAGGCAGAGATCGCGCAATGAAGAAATTTAATTTAACCGAAGACGACCTTCCCTATTTTAGAACACTTCACTCTTTAGCATTCAGAACACTTGGTCTTAAAAAAGAAAATGTAATGCAACGTGAACATTATGCAAAGGTGGGAAGAGAAACGGGCCTACGCGTAGATTATAATGAGTGGGATGATGAAATGACGGGATTATTTACTACCAAAAGTGAGTATTTAGAAATTATTCAACTTGCTAAATTAAAAAACATTACACTTGAACAACAATATAATTTAAAAGAACATACCCAAGACATTTCAGTTCAGAAATTAAAAAATTTAAGTAGTGAATTAGAGAGTTATAAAAAAGCTCATGGGCTTATTGATTATAATGACATGATTTTAGATTTTATAAAATCAGATGCTTCACCTGAATTTGATGTTGTCTTTATTGACGAGGCTCAAGACCTGTCTCGAATGCAATGGAACATGGCTAAAACCATTTGGAATAAAACAAAGGATTCTTATATTGCAGGTGATGATGATCAGGCCATTTTTAGGTGGGCTGGTGCAGATGTAGATAGTTTTATAGCTCAAACAGGAAAATTTTTAAGATTAACTGAGTCTCTGAGAGTACCTAAAGTCGTGCATGATGTGGCCATGAATATTGTAAAAAGAATTTCCAAGCGTCATCACAAAGAGTGGAAACCTAAAAATAAAACAGGTTTACTTTCTTATTATCATGAATTTCAAGACGTAGATATGAGTAGTGGAGACTGGTATGTATTGGCTAGAACTCGTCACATGCTGGATAAATTAGAAACCGTTTTATATTCAAAGGGACTGTATTATCGAAACAAATTTAAAAAAGATTATGAAAAAGATTTACACGAAGCCATTGGCGATTGGGAAAAATGGCGTAAAAACAACGACTTAAACCATGATCAAATTAAAAGAGTGGCATCTTATATGTCTCCTGTCCATTATCAAAAAGAAAGTCTTCAATATCTTAATAAAGATAAATCTTACAACATTACAGAAGCTTATAATAACCATGGATTAAAAACTAAAGATGTCTGGTATGAAGCCTTTGATTCTGCTCCACAAAAAAACGTTACATATATTAGAAAAATGAGAGCCAATGGTGAACAACTTAACAAAAAACCGCGCATTTTCTTATCAACGATTCATGGTGTTAAAGGGGGTGAAAAAGAAAACGTGGTTCTTCTTACCGATCTAAGTAGAAATACTCAAAAAAATATGGATCGTTTTCCCGACGACGAGAATAGATTGTTCTATGTCGGAGCAACACGAACCAAGGATCACTTACATATAATCAAGCCGAAAGATATTTATAAATCATTTAGAATATGAGCGTATACAAAAAACAAATTGGAGGATCTCATTATAAAGACATGAAGATTCAACCCAGTGAATTTGTTAATAAAAACAAATTGCTGTTTGCAGAAGGAAATGCTATTAAATATATTTGCAGACACGCAGCTAAAGGAGAAGTACAAGATTTGGAGAAAGCAAAACATTACATTGATATGATTATTGAAAGAGATTATTCAATGGTGCCTATGACCGAAGAAGAAGAATATCGAAATGCAGGAATTACAAAAGAAGAAGCAGAAAGAGATTATTCTTAATGCAAACCCCCTTATTCAAACCACCAACAGAATGGCTACCACCAGAAGAATTTCCTGATCTAACTCAAGCATGTGAAATAGCAATAGATTTAGAAACTAGAGATCCAAATTTAAATATAAGAATGGGATCTGGCTCTGTTATAGGAGTTGGTGAAGTAGTTGGAATCTCAGTAGCTACACAAGATTTCTGTGCTTATTATCCTATTGCGCATGAAGGCGGTGGCAACCTGGACCGTAAAATGGTTTTAAAATGGCTTAAAGATGTTTTAAAAACTCCTTCCGATAAAATTTTCCACAACGCAATGTATGATGTGTGTTGGTTGCGATCTTTAGGTTTAAAGATTAATGGAAGAATCATAGACACTATGATTGCAGCAGGATTAGTTGATGAAAATAGATTACGTTGAGACTATGTGGGCAAAGGAAAAGATGAAACTGCTCTAAGACTCGCAGCAACTGAATGGGATATCGATCCTAAATCTGAAATGTATAAACTTCCCGCAATGTTCGTTGGAACGTATGCGGAACGAGACGCCCAACTCACTCTGGAGTTGTGGCAAGCACTTAAGAAAGAAATTTTAAACCAAGACATAGAAGCTATCTTCAAAATGGAAATGGAACTGTTTCCATGTCTTGTGGATATGAGGTTTCTAGGGGTGCGTGTAAATCAAGAACAAGCTGCGATCGAAAAGAAAACATTAATAGAACAAGAGAAAAAAATGTTGGGTGAAATTTATGTAGAAACCAAAATTGAAGTTCAGATCTGGGCTGCACGGTCCATTGCAAAGGTCTTTGATAAATTAGGACTGCCTTATGACCGAACTGAAAAGACACAAGCACCTTCTTTTACCAAGAATTTTTTAGCAAATCATCCACACAATGTTGTGAAGTGTATTGCTAAAGCACGAGAACTTAATAAAGCGCATACTACATTCATCGATACCATCTTAAAACATAGCCAAAAAGGTAGGATTCATGCGGAAATTAACCAACTTCGATCCGAAGGTGGAGGGACCGTGACGGGAAGATTCAGTATGAATAATCCAAACTTACAGCAGGTTCCAGCACGGAACAAGGATCTTGGACCACGGATCAGGTCATTATTTATTCCTGAAGAAAACTGTACCTGGGGTTGTTTTGATTACAATCAACAAGAGCCAAGACTCGTTGTACACTATGCATCAGAACTAAATTTATATGGAGTGGATGAAGTGGTTCAGTCTTACAAAAATGAAGACGCAGACTTTCATAAAATTGTTGCGGACATGGCTAACATTCCTAGACTTCAGGCAAAAACAATTAACTTAGGATTATTTTATGGAATGGGAAAAAATAAATTACAAGCTGAACTTGGAGTGAGTAAACTTAAGGCCGAAGATTTATTTAGAACGTATCATGATAAAGTTCCATTTGTAAAACAATTAATGGATGCAACAATGAAACGTGCTCAGGATTCAGGTAAGATTCGTACGTTGATGGGTCGTCTTTGTCGCTTCCCTTTATGGGAACCCAATCAGTTCGGGATTCATAAAGCATTACCTCATGATCAAGCGCTCTTGGAACACGGACCAGGGATCAGAAGAGCATATACATACAAAGCATTAAATAGATTGATACAAGGATCAGCAGCTGACATGACAAAAAAAGCAATGATTAATCTACATAAAGAAGGAATTATACCACATATACAGGTACATGATGAGTTGGATGTTTCCGTAAAAGATGATAAAGAAGCTAAACAAATAGTACAAATAATGGAATCTTCAGTTGAGCTAGAAGTACCTAACAAAGTTGACTATGAAGCTGGCGAAAACTGGGGCAATATAAATTAGGAGGAACTATGGAAAAAGTAAAACAACTTTGGACATTAGCAAAAGCTAATCCAAAGATATCTGCCGCTGTTGTGGTAGCAATCTGTTTATTTTATAGCAACCTAGGATTATATGTTGCATGGCTTACTTGAACGCAAACATTCCTGTGACTTATGCACAGATAAGAAGAGAATATCTTTATGACCTTAAAGAACACCATGGCGAAGTTGAAGACTGCATCATTTTCGCGCTGGCTAGTATCACTGGTCGTCCGATTTTATTCCATGCCATTATGGAAAATGGTGCAATCTTCTACCGTTTACCCATCTCTGCGTTCATACAAAAAGGATTTGATGTCAAAGAAGTTCCTAGGATGCGACTTGATGAGTTGGAGCTGTGGAATTGCTTTAGTTATTATCCTAGCGTTACTTCTTTTGACATCCTGGACGCCCAATCTGGGAAATTCATAGGAAAAGACAAGAAATGGTACGCTGGGGCTTATCTTTTTACAGTTGACTGGGCTCATCCAGAGAGTAATATTGTGGATACTGATCATTCGGAGATCCCGCAGGAACATAAGTGCGCACATATACTTGCCCTAGAGAATGGCAACTATGCGGCTCAGCCAAACAATAGATTAATATGGAGTATTCCGTCCTTTACTGTTAAGGATGAAATCCCTTATGATTGGAAGACGCAGAGTAGCGAATGGAATGTAGAAGATGATCGTAAATGGAAAACAGAAGACTCGGATAGATTCTTCTATAATATTGAGGAGACCAAAGATGATTAAAAAGTATTGGAAAAAATTAAAAGAATGGTTCTGGAACGGTTTCTATGGACGAAACTAGATGCAAAAGTTGTAATTGTTTATGCCATTGTTCTGTGGTAAGTCATTCTGATATGCTTGGAATATGTCCGTGTCAAATGTGCAAGTGTGATTCAAAAGGAGTCACTATAGATGACACAAAGGAGTGTGAAACGTGCCAATAGACGAAACAAAATGTTGCAATACGCATACCAAAGAAAAAGAAAAATCAGGTACGTGTTGTCAAACA